TGCGACGGTGGCGGCAACCCGACCGTGAAGCATCGCGACTTCGACACGGCCAAGCACGAGGCCCAGCGCCTGGCCCGGCTGCACCCAGGCCGGCGCTTCGTCGTGCTGGCGGCGGCGCTCGCCTACCAGAAGCGCGACCTCGACGAGGTGCGGTTCACCCAGGAGCCGGAATACATGCGGGACCTCGCGGACGAGGAGATCCCGTTTTGATCACCTCCGCCCTGGTCACCGACATTCACCCGCGCCGAGACGGGAAATGGGGCCTGAAGGTCAGGCTTGAGAGCGGCTCGGATCGGGAACTGAAATCCGTGGTCTCTGACCATCCCGTCGAGGTTGGCCGACGGGTGCGCGTGACCGGCGCCGGCTCGCTCTGGGAGATCGTGACGAGGGAGAAGGCAGGGTGAGGTTCATCAACCGGCACCGGATTCGATGGGCGCTGCGGCGTCGGGGGCGCGTGCCGGTCGAAGCGCGCCAGGCGCTCAAGCGCATGGAAGCGAGCGTCAAGGAGCTGTTCGCTGAGATGCCTTCGTCCTGGGCGCGCAAGCCCTGGCAGCCGCCAGTGCCCGCCGGCGCTCACTTCGCCCTGTGGGAAGACCTGCACACCTTCGTCCCGGGCGGGAAGCCGAAGCGCGATCCGTACTTCGGCCTGCACAATGGCGAACCTCCGCTGTCGATGCGCTGCCCCATGTGCGAGGCGGAGCAGGAGCCCTTCCGAGGCGGGCCTGATCGGCGCTGCATCTACTGCGGCGTGACCTTCCGGCTATTCGGAACCCGGATCTTCTGGTGGCGAGAGCCGACCACGGTGACGGTAGCGACCGGGGCGAGCATCGAGTGGCTTCCCCCATCCCAGCCGCCTTTCCCGCCATCCCCCGTCCAGTAGGAGTCCCCCCCGATGGCCCGCGCGCCTGAGATGTTCAAACCCGAGTACGACGGGGAGAGGCCGAAAGGCACGCTGAGCCAGCCCGAGCGCCAGACGATGCTCATGGCCAAGCGCGACCTGGTCGAGCGCATGCACGCGGCGTTCCTGACGCTCAACGTCCTGCCTGGGGTGGGCCCCCGCGCAAACCTCGCCGGCGGCACTCCTCCGTACATCGTGGAGTTCAGCGACCGGGTGGGAGCGGAAGTGGAGGAAATACGCCGAGCCCAATTCGAGCCGTCGCCGGCCCAGGCCTCGGACGTGCTCCCGGCCCTGCGCCTGATGGAGGGCTTGAGCCGCCCGTACCACAAGGTGGTCCTGCTCCGGGCCTTGAATGAATTCGCCGTCGACAAGGGCGAGACAGAACCCTTCCCCTGGGACCTGATCGGCGAGGAATGCGGCGGCATGTCCGGCAAGTGGGCTGAGGACGCCTACGACGCCGCTATGGTCCAGGCCGCGCGGCGCGCCGGAATCCTCCCGATGGTGGCCAAGGACTACGGGATCGTCGCCGTCGGCTTCTGGGTGGACCGTGGCTGGCTCACCAGCATGGCGACCGCAGCGGATCCCCGTCAGGCCGTTTCCAACGCCAAGGCCAAGAGCCCCATTCGAGCGGAGCAGGCGTTCTCGATCTGGCTCGCTGGGCAGTACGAAGCCAAAAAGGTGGTTGAGGCTGTGCGACCGCAACTGCGCGGGCTCCACGCCCACGGCGCGTTCTTCAAGGTGCACCCTGACGTGCTGTCCGAGCGGGTCATCGAGACCGCGCGCAGCCTCGGCGCCGACTGGAGCTATGAGGAAATTGCCGTGAGGGGCGCGCTGGCGGCGTGAGACCTAACCCTGGTAGCGACAAAACGTCAGCACGCCACATGTTGACAGCTAGGCCATATTTCGGCCATCTCTGGCGCAAGGTCGCTGATTTGCGCCCACCGAAGCCCCGCCTAGCCCGGCGGGGTTCTTCGTTTCAGGGGCCCGCCCATGCCATGGTTCATCCTGTGGCCGGCGCTGCTGAGGTTCTGGTTCAGCGCTTCCGCTTCTTGTCCAACAACGAGCCGACAGCCGCGCGCGGCATCCGCATAGGCGCTGAGGCGGAGGCCTCGACCTTCGGGCCAGGCTTCGGTTTCGGCGGCTCAGGATCCTGATCGAGACCGCCAAGAACCACCAGCGCTTCAAGAGCGCCCCGGATCGCATCCGACCGGGTCACACCGTGGACCTCGGCCCAGTCATCGATCTGCTGAACGAGGATCGCAGGCAGGCGCACCGTGACGACGGGGTCTTTCCCGGTCGCGGGCCTGCCTCGCTTTTTCGGTATTACAGCCATCAATAACGGTAACACAGAAAACCCCATGCCCAAGAGCGCAGTACCGCGCCCAGCCGGGCTAAGCGTGGCGCGACCCAGCGAGTTCGATCCCACGATCGGCGACGCTATCTGCGACCGCCTAATCGACGGCGAAAGCCTCAGGGCGATCTGTGACGATGTCACCATGCCAGCGAAGTCCACCGTCATGAAGTGGCTCGCTTCCGGCCAGCATCCGCAGTTTGTGGACCAATATGCGCGCGCGAGGGAAATCGCCGCGGACACCGACTTCGACGATATCGCCCACTACTCGCGGCAGGCTGCCCAAGGGGTCATCGAGCCCGCGGCGGCGACGGCTGCGATCAATGGGCTGAAGTGGGTCGCCGGCAAGAAGGCGCCCAAGAAGTACGGTGACACCCAGAAGCACGAACACACCGGCGCCGGGGGCGGCCCAATCCAGACCGTGGACCTCAGCAGGGTGAGCGATGCAGACCTCGACCGCCTTGAGGCCATCCTTGGCGGTTCCGACCCTGGACGAGATCAGGGCGGAGAAAGCGAGACGGGCGGCTGAGTCCAACCGCGAGGGGTGGGCCGCCGAGAAGGCCCGGTGCGAAAGCGACCCGGTCTACTGGTTCGATCGCTACGCCTGGACGTTTGACCCGCGACTGATCGGCAAGGCTGGCGGGGCCTTCGTGCCCTTCCGGCTGTGGCCGAAGCAGCGCGAGCTGGTCCGCTTCCTCCACGGCCGGCTGGAAGAGAACGCCGAGGGCCTGGTCGAGAAAAGCCGCGACGTGGGCGCGTCCTACGTCTGCGCCGGATTTGCTCTGTGGGCTTGGCTGTTCAAGCCGGGCTTCAAGGCCACCTTCGGCTCCCGCGTCGTCGATGACGTGGACAAGAAGGACAACCCGGACACCATCTTCGAGAAGCTCCGCATCATCATGCGGCGCCTGCCCGACTGGATGACACCTGCAGGCTTCAACTGGAGCCACCACAACAACTACATGCGGATCGTGAACCCGGAGAACGGGGCCACGATCACCGGCGAAGGCGGCGAGAACATGGGCCGGGGCGGTCGCTCCTCCATGTACTTCCTGGACGAAGCCGCACACGTCCCCAACGCCGACGCGATCGAGAAGGCCCTGTCCGGCAACACCGATTGCGTGATCTGGGTCTCGTCGGTGAACGGGATGGGGAATCTCTTCGCCCGCAAGCGCCATTCGATCCTAAAGCCGCACCAGATCTTCCGCCTCCACTGGCGGGACGACCCGCGGAAGACCGAGGAATGGGCCGCTGGGAAGCAGGCCAGCTTCTCCGACCCGACGACCTGGGCGTCCGAGTACGACATCGACTATTCGGCCTCGGTCGAAGGGATCTGCATCCCGGCCCTATGGGTCGCGAGCTGCAAGCGCATCGCCCAGCTGGAACCAAGGCTGCAGGCGTCGAACGCCTCGACCACCGGCCTGGACGTCGGCGCCGGCAAGGCCAAGTCAGTCGCGATCACCCGCTCGGGCCCGGTTGTGAAGCCGCCCCGGTCGCGCCGCGACCCGGACACCACTGAGACCGCGCATTGGGCGCTGGACATCGCCAAGGAAGACGCGGCGACCACGCTGAACTTCGACGCCCCGGGCGTCGGCGCCGGCGTCTCCTCGACCCTCACGCACAACCAAGTCGAAGGGCTTGCCGTCAACGCCATCAACACCGGCCTGCCGCCCAGCGAACGGGTCTGGCCCGACGAGCGAACCTCCGAGGAGATGTTCGCCAATTTGAAGGCCGAGATCTGGTGGCTGTGCCGCACTGCGGCGCAGCGCACCCATGAGCACGTGCTTTGGATCGAAGGGAAGGGCGGTCAGGAGCATTCCGTCATCGACCTTCTAGCCCTGCCAAGCGGCGATCCCGACAGCGACGCCCTCACCCTGCAAATGACCCTGGTGAAGTGGGGCAAGAACGAGAAGGGCAAGATCGTGATCGAGAAGAAGGACGCCCTCGCTCGACGCGGAATCGCGAGCCCTGACTATGCCGACGCACTGATGCTCACATGGGCAGAGGCCGAGGCTGAGGCGCCTGCCGCAATGTTCCTTAAGTCGCGGCTGCGCGGATGACAGTTGTCCGCGTCGTGGCGGCCAATGCCACCTACTCGGCGTCCTATCGCCGCCGGCTTGACCAGGCGTTTCCCGGTTACTACCAGAACGCCAAGCACAACCACTACGCCGACTTCGGCTATCCGCCTGCCCCGGAGTTTTCCGACTTCCACGCCCTTTTCGAACGGAACGGCCTCGCCCGCGCCGGCGTCGAAAAGACCATCCTGAAGACCTGGCAGGACTTCCCATTCCTCCTCGAAAAGCCCCGGGACGCTGGCCAGGCGCGCAAGGAAACGCGCTGGGAAAAGCTGATCCGCGAGCGCTTCGACGACCTACGGGTTTGGCAGGCGCTATCCGAGGCTGATCGGCGCGGCATGGTCGGCGCCTATGCCGGCGTCATCCTGCGACTGGCGGATGGCAAGGCGTTCCGAGACCCAGTGAAGCGCGTGCCAGGCGGACTTATGGGCTTGGTCGAGGTCATCCCCGCCTGGGAGGGCCAGCTTTCCGTCAGTCAGTGGGACACCGATGAACGGTCGCTCACCTACGGCCAGCCGACGATGTTCAACTTCAACGAGGCCGCAGTCGGAACCGCGACGCAGCCGCGGAGCTGCGAAGTACACCCTGATCGTGTGTTGGTCTGGTCGCGCGACGGCACGGTGCACGGCACGTCGGCGCTGAAGGCCGGGCTGAATGACCTGTTCGCCGCCGAGAAGATCATTGGAGCCGGAGGCGAGGGCTTCTGGAAGAACGCCAAGTCGTCGCCGGTCCTTGAGGTCGACAAGGACGCCAAGGTCGAGACCATGGCCAAGATGGCGGGCGTTCCGGTCAGTGAGCTCGCCGATAAGATGGGCGAACAGGTCGAGGCGTGGCAGCGCGGCTTTGACGAGATGCTGATGCTGCAGGGTATCCAGGCCAAGGCCCTTGGCGTGACCCTGCCGTCGCCGGAGCACTTCTTCTCGGTCGCCGTCCAGTCCTTCGCCGCTTCGCTGTGCATGCCGGTGAAGATCCTGGTGGGCATGCAGACCGGCGAGCGGGCGAGCACCGAAGACGCCGAGGAATGGGCGCAGACGATCATGTCGCGCCGCAACTCGGAGACGCGCCCCAACATCATGGCCCTGGTTCGCAGGCTTGAGCGCTTCGGGATGATCCCGGATCGCGATTGGAGCCTGGCCTGGACCGACCTGACCGAGCCTAGGGCCAGCGAGAAGATCGATCGCGTGGCCAAGATGGCTGAGGTGAACGCCAAGGTCCAAGCTCAAGCGGAGCGGGTTTTCACCGGCGCTGAGATGCGAGCCGTCCTGGACCTGGAGCCGCTGAGCGAGGCGGACGCCAAGGTCGAGCCGCCCGCACCGGCGCAGCCGCCGGCGCCCGACAAACAGAAATCCGATCCGGCTTCGGCCGAGGAGTAATCCCGCATGGCACGTGAT